ATGAAGCTACATGCGAGAGATTTGTGAAAGTGACATTTGAGATCTTCCTTGCCGCAAGCTCAGGATTCATGATGTTATCCTCAATAAGGAGCTCAATGCCTTCCGGAACCGCACTGTCGAGCATCTGCTGAGTTGATATAATTCTTCTGCCAAGTATCGAAACAAGGCTCCTTCCACTTGCGATTATCATCTCCTGCTGATCTTCAGTCCTTTTTATCGAGATCTTCTCGATAATTCCTCCGAAATCATCACCTCTTCTAAACACATAATTTCCGATCATGAAGTATTTAAGCTTAGATATCGGAGCGCAAAGCTCAAAATCCCCAGGCGAATAATAACGCTGCGTCCATATGAAAGATATAAAATCATCTATCTCCGCAATACGATTGAAATTCTTATCGTATATATACGGAAGCATGTTTTCTTTTGCCATTTATACTCCTTCGAAGAGATCATAGTGCTTGATGGTGATCTCAAGATCCGTGGCAAGTCCGACTTCAACTCCATAGGTGAAAACCGCTCCTCCTGGAGGAAGCATGAGCCACGTAGAATTCTTGCCCAGATCATTAAATATGTTGGTATGCATACCGTTTCTCAGAAGATCAATGCTCTTTTCTCCCTGACCGGTTGTTATGGTGATAAGATCTCCAGGCTCGGTTGCCATATCAAGCGTCATGAATTCATTGGTCTCAGCATTTGCGATCGTGATCGTATTAACCGATTGTTTTGAGTAGATCTCAAAGGTTAATCCGGCTTCAACTGCTCCACTATTTTCAATCATTATGCTCGCAAGGCTCTCGATAACTCCAAAATGAAGCTCTCTTTCGCTTGTGGATGCAAAAGCAAAGTGAAACTCCGGTATCGTTGACTTAAGCTCATTTATGATCTCCTGAGCGCTCTTAAAATATGGAAAAGGGCAAAGGATAGACATAGTTATTACCTGCTTCTTTGCCCACCAGGTAGGATCCACTGATTCAACATAGCCATCGATAAAAACATCAAGGAGATCCGACTTAAAATACATCCTTATCGGCTTCTTTGGCTGAATGATCTTGTACACATTAAGTCTTGAAGCTTCTGCATCATACTCGATTGCAAAAGCGATATTCATGCTCCTGACCTGCGCTTTTGATGAGTTGTAAGTGGCTCCGTCAATAAGCGGCGATTCATTTAGATTGATCGTTGCTTTTGGCGGATTAAGGCCACTAAACTCAAAAATCGTATATGGTGTGCCTTCACCAAACTTAAGCTGAAGGCCTAATTTATTTTCGAAGATCATCTCAAACATTGCTAAGTCCTACCTTTGCATGGAATATAAGGTTGTTAGTCTGTCGATAGATCGTAAGCCTATCAAGAGCTTTAGGAGAATTATTGACCTGGTTAAAGTTGATAACCTGCGTCCTATCTCCTACATATTGGCCGCCTGCTGCCGAATTGTATCCTGATGCCGTGCTTATAAGTGCCTTGGCCTTGCTTATCTCCTCAAGATCAAATGATCCTTTAACGGTATCAGTGATCTCTTTTGCGGCCTTCTGCACGGTCTTGACCATATCCTTAAGACCATCGGCAAAACCTTCGCCGGTAAGCTCTCCAAGAGCCATTGTCACCTTAGAAGGGCTCTGAATTCCGAGCTGCTTCTTGAAGGTATCAACCATGCCGGCTATAAATGTCTTAACGGATGCTTCCATGTAATCTGTGTTTTCCGTAAGGCCTGCAAGGAATCCCTTCATGCTCTGCCATCCGAGAGCTTCAAGCTGACCAGGAAGCGCTGCAAAGGCCTTTGACATAGCATCCTTATAATTTGCCGCAACCTTATCAAAATCAGTCTTGTATATATCCTTAGAAAGATCTTCGGATACTCTCATCTTCTCATCGTAAGCATCGGAATAAGCCTTAAGCTCCTGATCTGTCATGGAAAGAAGGCGATCAATGAAAGCTTCTCCTTCCTTCATATCGTAGGAAGCTATCTGATCAAAAAGCTCTCCGGAAACTCTTTCCTTGATGGTCTTGAGCTTTGAAGCATACTGCTTGATGGCCGCTGTCTGGGCTTCAATGTCATTTATTGTCATGACATTGGCGTTTGATAGATCAAACAAGGATCCTGCGCTCTTAAGCTTTTGGATAAGGTTATCCTGCTTACTTATCAGAGCATCGTACTGGCTCTGATAATCATCGGCAATCTTGTTCATGGTATCATCGATAAGCTTCTGAGCTGCTGTCTGATACTCCTGCATTGCCTGGGTAAATTCCTTGATCATAGCAGAAGATGCTTCCTGATAGGATTCCTTCATCTTCTTCTGCTCTTCGATCTGCTTGTCGTAAGCATCGTTTATCTTATCTGTGGCCTTATCGAGCTGCTTCTTGGCATTTTCAAGCTGTTTCTTGAGCTTTTTCGCCTTCTTCTTTGTGGAAGCATTCTGCTCTTTTTCCGCATTCTTATCGATCTTCTTCTGAATATTCTTCTGCTTCTTCTCGCTCTTGGCCGTAGCCGCTGCGATCTCATCATCTGCAGCATCCTGCAGAGCTTTTACCGTGTTATCAAAATCCTTAAGCTGCTGAGAATTCTGATAAGTGATCCGGTTTATCATATAATCAAGCTGCTTTTCAAATCCGCTTGAGAATGTAGAGCTCGCATTGGCAGTAACTTCCGAGAAGTTAAAGTTATTGAGCTTTAAGAGCTCTGCAAGTGTTTTATTGACAAGGCCTTTAACAGTGGATATGAGCTTTGATTCCTGAGCTACTATTCCGTTAATGAACCCTTGCGTAAAATTCTTGCCGGATTCATAAGTGAGCTTTGATGGAGAAGCTTCCTTCTGAGCCTTTCTTAAGGAATCGACTGCATCAAGGCCAAGCTTTGCAGCGGCTTTTGAAGCCTGCTTTGCTCCGTAGCCTATAGCGTTTACATAACCCTGAACGAAAAACTCTCCGCTCGCATATGTAAGCTTTGAAGGAGATCCTTCCTTCTGTCCTTCCTTAAGTCCACTTACGGCACTAAGCGCAAGCTCCTTTGCTTTTTCAAATGCAGCTGAAAAGAAGTTTCCGATTCCATTTATGAAGCCCTGGGCAAAGTTTCCGCCGGATGTCTCCGCTTCTCCCTTCGCACTATCAAGGCCGCCTGCTGCCTTTGAAGCAACCTCTTTTGCAGCGGATTCTGCCTTGCCACTATTTGCCTTTATTGCTTCTGAATAGGTTGTTGTAAATGTAGTGCCAGGCTTTTCTGCTTCACTCGCACTTGATTCTGCTGCACTTGCTGCAGTTTTAGGCATATACCTTCCGCCGTTTGCAAGCACATCATCAAGAGACTGGATCTTGTTTGTATATGTCTTAACCGCTTCTTCCGCAGGATCTTCCATGTCAGAAGCCTTTGATTTTGCACCTTCTGCAGTTGCGGAAGTGATATTTTCACCGGCTGTTTTTGCTTCACCGGTCTTTCCTTCTAAGATTCCGAGATAATCGCCGGTCTTTTCATCTGCGATCTTGCCCCAATCACCCAGGCCAACTTCAAGAGCGTTATAGGCACCTCCTGCCATTTCCTCAACTGTACCCTGAAGCTCTGATAATCCATCACCCAGGCCGCCCTTGATATTGTCTGCTGCTTGTGAGCTCTTTTCTCCTGCCTGCTGTCCAAACTTATTTAATTCTTCTATAGCAGCATTAAGAGCTGCTTCCTGACTGTTGACAAAATTCTCATCAACAACGCCTTCGGCATATGCCTTCCTTACTTCGTCAAGGTTCTGCCTTGTGGCGATAACCTGCTGCTCAAGCTGCTCCTTTGTGGCCGTGCCATAGTTGACAATTCCGTTCTGAAGCTTATCAAGAGCTGACTGAGTAGCTTCAACATTGTTCTCTCTTGCTGCTGCAACTGCCTTATCATAGTTTTCAATGGTGCTCTGAGCTGTTGCCCAGTTTTGAGAAGCTGTTTCAACTGCTCCTCCAAGCTCTTCAAGAGATGCCTTTGCAGCATCAAGATCCTTGGTTGCCTGGTTCAACTCGCGCATTCTTGCCGCGCCGGCAAAGCCGTTCATTGTAGGCTTCTGAGCTTCCTCTGCTGCCTTGTTGTAACGCTCCTGAGCTTCTGCTACTTTATCCTGCGCCTTTTGATAATCCTGATTGGCATTCTTAAGATCCTGCCAAGTCTTATACTCATCCTTTAGCGCCTGATTATAATCATCTTCGTAGGCCGCAATCTTTGCTTCCTGCTTCTTCTTCTCAATAAGCTCATCTATTGAGCTTGAAAGCTGTCCATTAAGATCTATATTTTCTCTAAGGTTTTCAATAGTAACGCCAAGGCCATCTGCAAGGTTTCCGAGTAGCGTTTGTGCAAGCTCTTCGGATCCTGACTTGACATGTCCGTTCTCGTCTATAAGATCGTTATAGGAATTTTTCATGTTTTCCAATGCCTGGAAGTTTGAATCAATTGCTTCACCTTCCTCTTTTCTTGCGGCATTGGCATCCTTAAGTGCACTATTGGTATTATTTATGGAATCAATTAGCTCATTCTGCTTCTCTGTAAGTCCATAAGCAGCTTGCGCCTGCGCTTCCATCTCCTCATTTCCCTTTTTGGCAGCGATCGCTAAAGCTGTTAATCCGGATACAAGTGCAAGAACCGGAATCATGTTCATGGATAAGCCAAGAGCTCCCATAGCAGCGCTGAGTGCCTTTGAAGCACCTCCTGCTGTTGACATAACAGAGATAAGAGTTGAAAAAGCAGTTGCAGTTGTAGTTATCTTCTGAGAAACAAATATAACCGCAAAAGCAGTGCCTATTGCCTTCAGCGTTGATATGATCCTCGGACTGTTAGAAACTACATATGCAAAGAAATCTGCTGATTTCGTAGCAAACTTGCCGATCTGATCTCCGACCTTATCCCAGTTGACTTTATCCAGGGCTTCTCCAACAGTTTCAATTCCCTTCTTCATGGATCCGGATGCACGCTCAAAGAGCTTGATCATGATGCCTTCGATCTTTGACTTAAGAAGGGTAAGCTGACCGCCAACATTATCGTTCATAGTGTCGGCCATGTTCTTTGCAGCGCCTGCTGAATCATTGACTGCAAGCGTAAGCTTTTGGAAATCCTGATCTGAAGAGTTTACGATCGCAAGAAGTCCGGACATAGCTTCCGCACCTGCGATATGCTTTGCGGCTGCTGTCTGCTCGGTTTCTGATAAATTAGAGAATGCACCCCTAAGATCTATCATCACTTCCTGGAGCGACTTCATTTTTCCATCGGAATCTGTAAGAGATAGGTTCAATTTCTCCATCTCTTCTGCACATTCCTTCGGAGGAGCTGAAAGTCTGTTGAGCGTGGATCTCAGCGCGGTTCCTGCCTTATCTCCCTTTATGCCGGCATTGGCCATAAGGCCGATTGCAACTGCAGTATCTTCCATGCTCATGCCAAGAGCTCCGATAAGCGGAGCTACATATTGGAAGGTGGAGCCCATGAGCTCAACATTGGTATTTGCATTGGAGGAAGCGGCTGCCATTACATCTGCAAGGCGGCCTGCATCCTTTGCACCGTATCCCATAGCCGTTAAGGCATCAGTGACAATATCTGATGTTGTAGCCAGATCGGATCCTGATGCGGCGGCAAGATTCATAATGCCTTCGATGCCTTCAAGCATATCCTCAGTTTTCCATCCGGCCATAGCCATATATTGGAAAGCTTCACTTGCCTGAGTTGCGGAGAAAACACTTGTCTCCCCCATCTCCTTTGCTTTGTCAGTAAGCGCCTGCATCTCTTCTGCTGAAGCTCCTGAGATAGCTCCAACCTTTGACATTCCGCTCTCAAAATCCACGCCTACCTGAAGCGCTTCCTTGGCAAGATCCTTGAGTGCTGAGATGGTATTCCTTACACCATCTGCAACAAGATCTGCAAGTGCTCCCTTGATAACAGTGAATCCATCTGCGGCCTTTTCTGCTGCATCGCCGGTCTCATCAAGTGTCTTTGGAAGCTCCTCAAGCTGCTTGTTATAGCTTTGCAATTCTTTTTCTGTCTTGGAGATGGCTGCTTCCTGGTTGTTTATGCTTATCCTGACCTTGTCTGCAGCTGCAGAATTTTCTCCGTAGAGATCAACCGTTTTCTTGTACTCATCATTAAGAAGATCAAGCTTTTTCCTCTGAGCATCAAGTGTGCCGTTTAACTGCTTGATCTTGGCTGTTAAGCCTTCTTCAGACTTAGTCCAATCGTCCATTCCTGCCGTAGCAGCTTTGAACTCAGAATTAACAAGCCTTACCTGCCTTGCAGCGGCCTGCATCTCTGACTTGAGTTTTGATATATCCGCTTTAATCCTTACGGTTGAATCTGTGCTTGGCATATTACACCCTCATAAGTGTGTAAATAGTGTGTAGGCTTTACACACTGTTTACACATTAAAACCAATTATCTCCGGCAGGCCTTCTTATCACGCGGTTAGGATCTGACTGCTCCTTTTCCGTGATCTGCACTCTCCTGGTATCCGAGAAGAGATCTATTACCCTGAAGAAGCTCTCATCCTCAATCTCAAAAGGTGATAGCGCCGGAAATTCCTTGGTCAGTGAATACTCGATAGTGAAAAGTAATTGATCAAGCGGCACATCATCTGCGCCGCTATCTAGTTTTTTGAATCAGAAGGCATCTGCAGGATCTTTGCTATGCTTGCCTTTGCTATGCCTACAACTACCGGCACAAGTTCATCAAGATAGACATTATCCCAATCCTCATCCTGCATATCCGGAAAGCACTCAGAAAGCACCTGAGTAGTCTGATCCCATGCTCCGTATATTGTCTTAAGGAGCGCCGTAGTATCGTTAATATCATCCATATCAAGCAGCGCCATGATCTTCCTTACGGATCCGAAGCGCAGGTTGCAATCAACAGCAGTGCTTGTCTTGATGATGTTTTTTTCTTTGTCATAAACATTGATTGTGAATTTCTCATTTGCTTTTTTTGTTGCCATCGTTAATTCTCCTTTAATTTAAAAATCCTGGGCGCTTTGCTTTTGCGCCACGCCCAGGATTGCCACATATATGAAAAGATATAGATTATGCTTCAACTGTAACAGTGCATGTTGCTGTGAAGCCTTCGCATGTTGCTGTGATAACTGCGTTGCCAACTGCAACCGGAGTAACAAGGCCGGTTGCGGATACAGTTGCGATGGTATCATCTGAAGATGTCCAGGTAACTGTACCGGTTGCGCCTGAAGGCTGAAGTGTAGCAGTAAGCTGCTGTGTATCACCGCCTGCAATTGAAAGTGTTGCTGATGTAGGAGCAACAGTGATTCCGGTAACAACGATAGGAGCATCATTGATGGTATCAGGTGTCTGAACTGTACCGAAGAAGTCTGCTCTTGCGATATCATTAACGGACTTATCAACAACAAGTGATCTTGCAGGCTTATCGCCGATAGCTGCAAA